TCTAGCTGGGGCTCAACGTCCCCATTTTTAATTCTAATAGGATTACTGATGTCACGATTAAACTGACTGACAGCCACTGGTGTATAGCCATAGAAATCTCTGGCATACCTCAGCTCGTCAGACATCTTATCAATAGCTGCCTTCTTGGTAGTTTGATCCTTGGTAGTTTTGAGCAAACCTATGTGGTCAATAACCACAATAGTTATTTCACTAGGATCATTAGGAACATAGATTTTGTTATACTCATCCACCTGTTCTATTCTACCGTTCTGTAGAGCGTGGGCTTTTAGCTCCTTGGCTATACCTACAGCATTCTCAGGACCATCGATGATTGTAATAGTCTCACCCATGTTTCCCATATAGTCTTCATACATAAGAAACAGATCGTGCTCATCCTTGGTCATCTTTTCTGTCCAGCCAAGCAGCTTGTTAACAGGGATGATTGTTCCTGTATCCAAGAATATCTTCCTGCTCACCCATTTAGCCAGCTTATAGGTTCTAGATCGCTCCATAGAACGATATATCACACGCAGCTTGATTCCTGGGTTTTTCTGTGTGATGTACCAGTCATAGGGATTGAGAACAAATGCATCATCAATAAAGCTGGTTTTACCAGAGCCTGTCAAACCACCTACAAGAAAATACATGCTCTTTCTAATCCCTATGTAACGATTAAGTCTGTTGAAGCCCATAGGAATGCCACCATTCCTACCATCCAAACCATTCTGTACCTCTTGTTTAAGTTGTTCAAAGCTCATTACCTTCTTCTTTAGAATTATTAAAAATTACTTCTATTCTAACAGTGGTACCATCATCCTCATAATACTGGTATATATTATAATAGCTGTTTTCAGTTGGTTCACCAAAAACAATATCCTTAGCTTGATCTTTTAAAGGATCACAAATTCTAACTTGACCTGACTCAAGTTTTATGCTTCCAAGACATTTACGTTTCATATATCAGTTCCTCCTGCCACAGGTTGTGACTCTTTAATTGTTTCACCAGCTCTCACGAGCTCAATGAATGGCTCAAATGTTCGCTGGTTTAAATATGTGAGTGAATTCTGCTGAAAGGATAGCTTATTTGTACCAGTTTTGAGAGAGTTCTCTTTCTTTTGCAACACCTCAAACTCTAGGGCTGCAATCAATTCATCAATTGTATACTCTCCTTCCTCTAGTATCTTCTTAAGTTTCACCTTACATTCATCCTTCTTTACACGCATGCTTCTAGATCCGCTGAATGATTTTCCTTTGTATGAGAATGTATCAGTGCCTGGATAGGCTTTCCACCATCTCTCAAATTCATCATCCACCTTCTTTCTAACAAGGACCACTTCTTCTCCTTGTGTATGTAAAAATTCTAGCAGATCTTTACCAACAGTGGATGCAGCACCATCTTCTGTGATGAGCCCTTTTCTCACCACACCCTGAAAGAGAACCCCCAGTTTGGGGGTCTCTTCACAAAGCGTTTTGATATCCACCGATTGTTCTGCCAGTTGCACTAGATAGATCATATCCAGTGTATACCCTTTCTTATGTAACTCTCTAAAATGGTAGAATGTCAAATTGATCATTTTCTTGCAGTTTGGGCTCTTTAACAATGTAAATCTTAGCAGGTTTTCTATGTTCATCCTCCACAATCTCTTTCATTATGGCCTGCTGTTCTTCATACAAATATATGACATCTTTGAGAGATTCCCTCTCAAGATCTTCATGAAAGTTCTTGGGCTCTGTCATAGTAATAATCTAAAATGTTAATAAGCCTTTCAATTAACTGGTCTTCAGTTTGCATTGCTAGGTCTATAATATCATCTTTTGTTTCATACTCATCTCCTGCATAATACAGGATGTTACCCACCAATTTTTCTCGCATTGAGAGGTGCGTGGGCTCTGCAATTGTTTTTCCTTTCTTTTCCTTCTTTTTCATTTCTTTTCATTTTTTGTCAACATTGGACCCTTGTAAGGCTCTTCTTCATCATCTGTCTCAAATGGAAAAGGGATGTACATATTCTTACCATCAATGGTGTATTTTAGATAGGGATTTTCGTATTCATCTATTACAAATTCCACATCTTCACCATCGATATTTATGTAACTTTTTTCCTCCTGAGTGTCAGTAAGTTGTGCATATCCACAACTAGAGAGAAGCAGTAAAGCGACTATGTATTTCATAATCATTCAGTTTCATTTGCCACGATGTCTCCAAACATCTTAGCTCCTTGAGGATCTCTTTTAAGAAAGATCTTGTAAGCTATCTGATATCTGTTTAGCTCAATCTGAGCAGGAAACAGTTCTCCAGAGAGAGAATCACTTAGATATACCAAAGAGTCACGGTCTTTCTTTAGAAGCTCTATAGCAATCTTCTCTTTTGTCTTGTTTTCTGGTTTATCAGGCATCAATGCAAAAAATAAAAAACATGCAATGAGGCACACTATGCCCCAAAATGCAAAATTCTCAGAGTCTTTCATCTGAGAATCTTTTTTTCCTTGTCCCATAAATTAAATTTTTAGTGAAATCCTCCTTCTGTGTGGTTTTTGTCATCATCCCAACATGTCTCTGTTGGGTCATCAAAATCATCATCAAATTGTTCTTCACCATCTTTGATTATAAAATAGGAAACAATAACTAATGTTATTAATAAGCCTATAATTAGCCACATCATGGGTTTGGTGTTATGCGAAGACCGAACTGTAAATTAAACCATGAAAAGGTTTGTTCAGCCTTGCGGGTGTTGAATTTAAATACCTTCTTGAGAAGAGGAATAGCATATTTCTTGAATTCCTCATGTTGAGCCTCAGTCATTGACCATTCTACATACCAGAGCTCTGTTTGTTTAGCCTCTTCAATTGTCTTACCAATCATAGCAAGCTGATAATCAACAAGATGTTCAGATATGTTAGCCCTAGTTATCTTGGGCTTTTTGGGAGGCTCTTTAGGAACATCCCAACTGGGATCATCTTCTATAAAGTTGTCCATCACCATAAAGAAAGTTGATTTGGGTTAATGATTATTTTTCTTTTCTTACCTTCTGTCTGGATGTTATGTATTATCTTTTCTGCACGCTCAATATAATATCTGTAATCAATGCCTGCTGTAGCAACCTCTGTATTTTTAGGAAGATAGTTACAGACAGTACACACCCATTCACCAGCCTCCACCTGTGCTACATCAGGAGCTGTGCTATCAGAGTCTTTGTTCTTAACCTTGAGTAGCTTTTCTCCTGTTGTGGAAACATAGTATCTTATGAGCTTATTGTATACAGTTTTATCACCACGTGCTCTGTTCCATCCTTCATAATGAAAATCTTTACTAGCCTTTTGTCTCAGGCAGAAGTCATATATTTTATCGTGACCCATAATAGTATCAGCAACAGGAGTTCCATGTACATAATATTGCTCCAAAGCAAGTGGAACAATGCGTGCTGACTTGTTCTTATGTAATTCAAAATCTGTGAGGAAATCCCCCTTCTTTTTAACTTCGCCATCTGTTTTAATTGCTATGTAATCATTCACTGTAGAGAATATAATCTTCTGATAGTCAGCTCTTTCTAGCTCATAACTAGTGAGTTCTGACCACCATTTGTTTATCTCATGCATCTTATCGATGTAACATTTTTTTACCATAATTGTTACACCATCCGTGTTAGCAGATATGACATTTATGCCATTCAGCTCATATGCCTCAATAAGCATCATGAGACTCAGTTCACCTGTAATAGTGGTGAACATAGTAAGTTGTCTATCATATATCCAGCTCTGCATATCACTAGACTTACCATACACAGAGTTTACAGAGAGCTTGAGAGCTTCTACAATACCAGCAATACGCTTATCCTTCTTAGCCTGAGGTTTGAGCTCTAGTCGTTTCTCAAACATGCTCTTGTAACCAGCCAGGAACTCTTTTCCTAGATGGTATGGATAGCGTCCATTGTTGATAATAATAGCTGGATAATAGCTGGATACATCCCAGTCAATTATCTCATGCTCTTCATCAGCCTCAAATACCTGTGGTTTGTTTTCTGTATGTAAACCACCTTTCATGAATGAATAAGTGTTTCCATAGAAATGCAGTTCCTCTTTGAAGTCATCCTTCTGTGTAAGAGACACCTTCTTGATCTTCTTGAGGAATGCTTGTAGCTCTGGTGTCTGAAACTGAACATAGCTAGCTATACAATTAGACACCTTCACAACCTTTCTAAACCAACCCTCTTTGGGTAGCTCAGTATAAGCTATTCCCTTTTCTTGGCAATAGAACTTCTTGATCATCTCATCACCAATCTTACTGTCAGAATAGTTGATACAGGGAATATTAAACTCCTCTTGTATATCCAGTCTCAATTGGAGCTTGTTCTTGCCCTTATACAGAGGATGGTCACATTCACCAATGGTGATAAGATAGAACTGATAGGTAGCCCAGACATCGTTTAAGCAATATTCTGTGGTGGTGACAATATCTTCCTTTGTCATACCCTCTTTAGCATGATGTATGGGCATCTCTTCAATGTTCTGAAGATCCATCTCAAACTCAAGTCTTTTCAGGCTCACCCTTCGATTCTTATTATCGAAATGGTGCACCTTGAATAGATCAATTTGCTTATTACGCAGCTCCCATTCTCTGAATTCAGGGAATACATCATAATTAGCATCATGGATGATGTCAGAAGCTTTCTGAGCTATCTTGGCTGTAATGTCAAGATTACCAAGCTCATACCAATCACCGTGGTGTCTAATAATCCATTCAACCACCTGACTGTCAAATCGTAAATTGTTATAGCCCACCCAATAGTGGTCACTATAGTCTTCTGTAAACTTAATAAATGCATCTAGGTCGTTCTCCCACTGGTTCACCTTGAATACTCTGTAAGGCTCTCCAGGGATGAGACACACTACGAGGAAATACTCTTTTAATGTTTCTATATCGTATATAACTACTTTCATTACATGGCATTTGTATTTAGCCCCTTGTATATACGAGCTAACGGTTTGTCTTTCAATTTAGCCTTTTGTATGGCTTTCTCTCTTTGTACACTACCAAAGTACTTATTGATTTGTTTGTCTGTAAATCCAGCAGCTTTGAATAGGCTAATCTTTTCCAGCATCCGCTGGGCTTTCTTTTGTTTTTTTGTCATAACTAATTTTCCAATATAAATCACATTCTTGTTTACCATCCTTCTCCACAAATGGAGGTGTTACAAAATAAGACTGATACATAGATGGTTTAGCCAAATATCTATGGCATGACTCTTTGAGGGTGCAGCCATCACCCTTACATTTTGCAATGTCTGGCATGTTATTTAATTTTCTTAATGAACGTATCTCCTTTAGAAACTAATTCGATTAGAGTGTTGATCTTAGATGACTTCAATACACCTTTTGTGTTAGAGTTGGACCAGTATTCTGTATACTTATCCCTGGGGATAGCATACCATGTCTTATTAAAGGGATTGAAATGAAATACGTATTGCTGCAACT